GGAGAGGGTTGAATATCGATAGTAGCTTATTCGATATCAAGTTTAATCCTCCGCAAAACTTTGCAGCATATCGCCAAAGTGAATTAGACAACGCAAGAGTATCAGTTTTCCAAACAATGGAACAGTTCCCATATATCAGTAAGCGTTTTGCTATGCAACGCTTCTTGGGACTAACAGAAGAAGAAATCGAAGAAAACAGCCGTCTATGGTTTGAAGAACGTGAAAAACCAGAAGATAGTGAAGCTAAAGGTGCTGATCTTCGTAGTATCGGTATCAGTGCAGGGGACATTGAAACTGATGCAGAGAACGCAGAATTGGCAGGAGAACCAGAAGCAAACATGGATCAAATGCCACCTGAGATTGGTCCAGCAGTTGCTGGTCCAGAAGCTGCACCAGCTGGAGGCGGCGTACCTCCCCCACCAGCTTAAAGGAACCATCTATGAAACTATTTGAAATGTATGATGCTCCAGTAGATGGCTATCAAGATCCTAAGGATGACAATAGCCGCTATAAGTGGACTGAGACTAGAAAAACAAAATTAACACTACGCCAGTTACGTAAATTGAGAAAAATGCTTGATGTTCGTAACTATGAAAAAGCTACCAACCTAAAGAAAATTCGCAAACAATATGCACCTCCTGCACAGCCTGCAGCTGGTTTGTGACATATCTGAACTAAAAGTGCTAAAAATACGCACATAATGAGTAGTTTTGGTTGCTACTCACTAAATAATTCTACAAAGCCATTCTATTCAGGAGATTACACAATGGACCACAAAAAATTTGAAAAACTCATTGATCTTATTATCAATGAGAATGAAGAACAAGCTAAAGCATTGTTTCATGATATCGTTGTTGAAAAATCACGCGAAATCTATGAATCAATGATGGACGAAGAAATGACCGACTCCCCAGTCGATGGTCTTCTAGACGAAATCAGTGCCGAAGAAGAAGGCATGATGGAAGATGAAGACGAGTTCGCTGCTGATATCGAAGTTGATGATGAAGCAGGTATGGGCGACGAAGACATGGGTGACATGGGCGACGACATGGGCGGTGACGACATGGGCGACGACATGGGCGGTGAAGACGATTTAGAAGATCGCGTTGTTGACCTAGAAGACAAGCTAGATGAGCTAATGGCTGAATTCGAAGCTTTGATGGGCGACGAAGGCAGTGACGACATGGGCGACGAAGACATGGGTGACATGGGCGACGAAGACATGGGCGACGAAGAAGATGAAGAAGCTATGATGGAAGCAGTACAACTTCAAAAAGTTTCTGTAACCCATGGTGATAACGGCGCTCAAACAAAGAGCCCAACACTTGGTGCTAACAAGCGTGTATCAGACAACGGTGCTAAGCCAGTTAAGTTTGACCAAGGTGGCGACTCTACAAAGGGCGGTACACAAGGTGGTTTGTTGAACCCAGCAACAAAAGACGTTAAAGGCGCAGGTCAATTCAAGAATGCTCCTGGTAACAAAAACGTAGATCCAGTTGCTGCACCAAAGCCAAAGCATGGTGACGACGGTGCTGACGCAAAAAGCCCAGTAGCTGAGTCACGCAGAGTTGCTAAAAAGATTGTTAAGTAAGGAAACCTGAGATAATGGCTTTGTATCTTAGAGAGCATCTAACTTTCGACCGCGCTAGTATGGTGGTCGAAAGTGAGGGTGAAGGCAATAAGAAATCTCTTTATATGAAGGGGATTTTCATTCAGGGCGGGGTAAAGAACGCAAACCAGCGTGTTTACCCTGTGTCTGAAATTGAATCTGCTGTCAAAACTCTAAACGAGCAAATTACTGGTGGTTATTCTGTACTAGGTGAGGTTGATCACCCAGATGATCTAAAGATTAATTTAGACCGTGTATCGCACATGATCACAAGTATGTGGATGGACGGTGCAAATGGTTTTGGTAAACTTAAGATTTTACCTACTCCAATGGGACAACTAGTTTCTACGATGTTAGAAAGCGGTGTCAAGTTAGGCGTTTCAAGTCGTGGTAGCGGTAACGTAAACGACATGAATGGTCAGGTTAGTGACTTCGAAATAGTCACTGTGGATATTGTCGCACAGCCAAGCGCACCTAATGCTTATCCGAAAGCAATTTACGAAAGTCTCATGAACATGCGTCATGGTCATCGTGTTTTGGATATTGCAAAAGATGCACAAAACGACAAACAAGTTCAGAGATACCTGAAAGACGAAGTGGTTCGTCTTATCAAGGACCTCAAGTTATAAAGGGGAATCAAGCATGTTAGATGCTATCAAACCATTACTTGAGAGCGGAATTATCAACGAAGAAACTTCTATTGCTATTAATGAAGCATGGGAGTCTAAGTTGAACGAAGCTCGTGAGCAAGTGCGTGCAGAACTCCGCGAGGAATTTGCACAACGTTATGAGCATGACAAGAGCATAATGGTAGAAGCCCTTGATAAAATGATTAGCGAAGGTCTAGAAGCAGAGATTCAAGAATTCAATGCCGAAAGACAAGCTATGAACGAAGACCGCGTTAAAGCAAAAGTAAAATTGCAAGAAAACGCAGCAAAGTTCAACGACTTCATGGTTAAACACTTAGCCGAAGAAATCAAAGAACTACGCACAGAAAGACAACTACAACTAGAAAGCCAAGAAAAGCTAGAGCAATTCATTGTTTCAGCATTGGCTAAAGAGATTCGTGAGTTCGCACAGGACAAGCAAGCAGTTGTTGAAGCTAAGGTCAAGTTAGTAGCAGAAGGTCGTAAACAGCTAGAAGCATTGAAGCAACGTTTTGTTGTTGAAAGTGCTAAGAAGATGAACGAATCTATCGCGAAACATTTGAAGGGTGAAATTAGCCAATTGAAAGAAGATATCAAGATCGCTCGTGAAAACGATTTCGGTCGTCGTATTTTCGAATCCTTTGCAAGTGAATATTCAGGTACATACTTGAATGACAAAGCAGAAACTCGCAAGTTGATGCAACAGTTGCAACAAAAGGATCAACAATTAGCTGAATCCATTAAGCAAGTAGATCACGCTAAAAAGCTGATTGAAAGTAAAGAACGTGAAGTTCGCATTATCAAAGAAAGTAACCAACGTCAGAAGGTTATGGACGAATTGCTAGGAACTCTAAATGAGGAAAAAGCAAAGGTAATGAAGGACTTACTAGAAAGCGTCCAAACACCTCGTCTACAGGCCGCTTTCGATAAGTATCTTCCAGCAGTGCTTAACAATATCACAGAAAGAAAACAGCCTACTAAGGCTATGATTTCTGAGAGTAAAGCAGTTACTGGAGATAAATCTGCCGTTAAACAAGTTGAAGTCGAAGACCGCAGCAATGTGATCGACCTTAAGCGTTTGGCAGGGCTTTAAACCAAGACATAAATTTAGGAGAAAATAAACATGTCACAAGTTCTATTAGAAAGCCGTTGGGACGAGACCAAAGAAGCCCTACTCGAAGGTCTTAAAGGTACTCGTCGTTCAACAATGCAAGTTATTCTTGAGAATACTCGCAAGCAGTTGTTATCTGAAAGTTCAGCAGGTACAACAACAGCTGGTAACATCGCGACTCTAAACCGCGTTATTCTTCCAGTTATCCGTCGTGTGATGCCAACAGTTATCGCTAACGAGTTGGTAGGTGTTCAGCCTATGACTGGCCCAGTTGGTCAGATCCACACTCTACGTGTTCGCTATGCTCAGTCTTTGACAGACAACAGCGCAGCACAGACAAGCGTAACAGCAGGTGAAGAAGCTCTAAGCCCATTCAAGATTGCACAAGCTTACTCTACAGTACCTAACGCACAAGGTACAGCTACCCAATACACTGCTGCTAACACAGCAAGTCTAGAAGGTAACGGCGGTAAGCAAATTTCCGTACAAATCTTGAGACAAGCAGTTGAAGCTAAGTCACGTAAGTTGCAAGCACGTTGGACATTTGAAGCTGCGCAAGATGCACAGTCTCAACATGGTATCGACGTTGAAGCAGAAATCATGGCTGCTCTAGCACAAGAAATCACTGCTGAAATCGACCAAGAAATTCTATTGAGCCTATCTAGCTTGGCTACAACTGAATTCACATACAACCAGGCAACAGTTTCTGGTACAGCTACATTCGTTGGTGACGAACACGCTGCTCTAGCAGTTCTAATCAATCGTGTTGCAAACTTGATCGCTCAGCGTACACGTCGCGGTGCAGGTAACTGGGCAGTTGTTAGCCCGGCAGCATTGACTGTTCTACAGTCTGCTACTACATCTGCTTTCGCACGTACAACTGAAGGCACTTTCGAAGCTCCAACTAACACCAAGTTCGTTGGTACATTGAACGGTGCAATGCGCGTGTTCGTAAACACATACGCTCCTGATACACAGCCAGTATTGGTTGGTTATAAGGGTTCTAGCGAAACTGACGCAGCGGCATTCTACTGCCCATACATTCCATTGATGAGTTCTGGTGTTGTTCTAGATCCGTCAACTTTCGAACCAGTCGTGTCCTTCATGACACGTTATGGTTACATTGAGTTGACCAACACAGCATCCAGCTTCGGTAATGCTGCTGACTACTTGGGTGAAATTGCTGTAAGCAACTTGTCATTCCAGTAATCAAATCTTTCTTCGGGATGGGAAGACAACTAAGCACTCTTCGGAGTGCTTTTTTGTTGGCTATAGACTCATTTAGCCAAAAATGATAAATAAGATATACGATAATATTTGGAACCATATATGGCAGCTGATCCATTCAATTCAAAGTCGGGATATACTATTGGTATACCTCCTAGACCTTTTCTTGACTCAAACGG